ATGCTCTGGAAAGGGCTTCGTTATTACCGGCGGCTTTTAGATAGGCTTGACTTGCGGCGATAGAAGGAACATAGATAGCCGCGCCAGCAAGCCCGATTACCGTGAACACCTGGCCTAATTCCCTGAGCTCCATTCTATTAGAACGGAGTTGCTGTTGCTGCGCTGCCAGGGCCGCCGTGGTTGAGTTCACTCCCGCGGTGGTAGCTTGAATGGACGAAGCGTCCAATCCGTAACTTAATAGAATTTCAAGGGATTTCGTCTCATCAGCCATTCGATCCATCCTGGTCGCCACGAATACGTTTGTAGCGTTCGCCTAATCCTTTTAGCAGAATAATATCATCCTGCCACGCCTCAGGGTCTTCTAGCGCCTGCCGGATGGATATTTTCCATTCCCACGTTTCCAGTACCGATAAAAGATGTTTCACGTCCCGGATAGGATGGCTGAGGCGTTGTACTCTCTGTGTCTCTGACTTGCTTTCCGGGACCTCCGGCTCGAGTTCGCCCGGATAGTCCAGGATAGGTAAATCTTCTACGCTTTCGGGCTGCGCGCCTTCGTTGATGGTGCGATAGAATCCGGCGAGCCAACGGAAGGCGCCTGTGCTTTTTTTTCGATAGACTCCAGTTGGTCACTAGTGAGCCCATAGCGCCATTGTGGGTTGATATCCATCACGTTCATTTCCCACAACACTGTCAGTGCGTCAGGCAGGTCGAGCAGTGATTCGGCGGTAAGTTTAACCGGTTGCCCATCCTTCTCAAGTGCTTCGATGGTGGAAACAACACCGATATTCGCAAATAGCGTGCGTGCCCGGAAGGGTAGCTTATCATCTTTCGGCAGGTCATAAGTAAGTAGCCCGCGCTGTATTCCATCGCCGGTGGTAGCCGGGCGGATGTCTATTTCCGCCCGGTATACACCATCGTCATAGGAGAAATGTTTCATCAGTTCCAATCTTTCTGAAGATCACTCTTCGTAAAACACCTCAACGCGGTCGAGGTTAGCCGGCTTGGAGGTCGGGGTTACGCCCGTAACAGTCTTGGATGCAGTCGCGTCCAACACTTCGTTGACGAACACAGCAATACTACCAGTTGCATAGGCCGGGTGAGCGGTTGCAAAGCTAAATGTAGTAGCCGTTCCATCAGCCAACCACGTAGCCAAGTGCGGGCGTCCTTCGCTGATGCCCTGAATACCTTGCATGGTCAACGCGCCGTTCGTAGCAGATGCCAAGGCGGCGCCCCACGGTAACAGGCTGGTATATTGAGGAGCCACGCGGAAGATCACGTCCTGCGGTGTCTCGGCCAGGCTGGAGGCGGCATAAATCGCGCGGGCATAGGGGAAGAAGTACCAATCCCACGTCCGGTTGCCCAGCGGGAAGTTCAATGACTGGCTATATGCCAAGATACCGACGAACGGTTCCAAGCCTTGCTGGTCAGTCGCCAGAGGTACATAATTGGACGTTCCAACGGTGGCCTTCTCGGTTCCGGTCAACAGGGCAATAATATCCATATCGGAAAGTCCGACATGAATTTCCGCCGTCATGGAAGTCGAGGGCGGCAGAAAGTCCAGCGCCTCTACCCGGTCATCGCCTTGCTGGTCAATGGCCCTTGGTTGGGGAATGGTCAGCGTCAATGCACGCGCGGCAGTGTGGGTCAAGCCCTCATAAGGGACGATGGCGCTTGTGCCTAGTGGAGTTTGGTAAGCGTTCAGTGCGAAGAACTGAAGATTACGAAACCCAATTTTGAAACCTTTGGATGAAGTTGTCATGCTGTTTCTCCTTTACTTTTCCTAACGTGTTTTACCGGCTCTATATAATCCGGGTTGGGAATGTCGATAACTTCCTTTGGAAATCCGCCAGGAAAGTGTCCACACTTCCCAATCAGGCGGGAATTATCCTCAGGGTTTACTTCGAGGGTGATAATGTTATTACAGATCGGGCACATCATATCCATAGCGTTACTCCAATTCTCTGATATATTCCTGTGCTGAAATGGCAACAGTACAGCCATAAAACTTATTATTAGAAGCATCCGCCAGGGTCTTAACTCCTGAAACGGTGATACCTGAAATCTTAGTCATGGGCAGGTCGATCCCGCGCACCGACTCTTTCAATGCAATCGTCAGGTTAATCGCATTGCCGTACAGTTCCCACGGGCCACGTACAGACCCTAAGGGAGCCAGCGCCATGCGGTAATTCAGACTAAACGAGCTGAGTTCACGCCCGGTCGCGTTATCAAAGACTCCCGGAGTCGTGTCGGTCTCTTTCCAGAAATTACCATCCGGGTCCGGGAATAGACACGGATAATCGACTTCGGACAACTCAGGCGGGACGTTATTCATATCACGCATACTCATAACGAGCGCACCCAAAGTAGTATCGAAGTTTGGCACCAAGACGACCAATTGGCTGATAGCGGCATCAAGGTCAACTGCGCTCATCCGAAACTCACCCTTCGATGGCCAAGGAATGTCTCCATTGCCTTGTCAGGAATGTCTTCAGGGGTCACAATGACTCCACCCGCGGTAACGATGCTCTTACCGGTCGTGTTATCGCCATAGCGCCGGTTGTAGGCGTTCTTGACACACATCATTACAGCCTCTTGTAAGTCCGCATCGGGGGCAGTAGCTGCGCCCCAATTTCCTGATATTTGAATAGCACCCAACGGATCCCCAAGGTCTGTATTCCACATAACTCCAGCGGTAGGTCTAATCTTTACTGCGTAGTACGGCGCGCCGATGTAGGGCAATAAGATATAAAATGACGGGTCTAGCACAGTTCCATCGCCGTTGGTAATGCTTGTCAAAGTCTGTAAGTCGTCGTCGAACATGATCACATCTTGCGGGTTGGTTGGCGAGGTCAGATAGTTACCAATGGGCGGAGTCTGGTTAGCCAGCGGCGTATCGAAGTAATGTATGCCGGCAGTGACATAAAAAGTCCTGCGCATAACGTGTTCTGCTTCACGAGAAGCCGATTCAATTAGTAAATTTATCACCGCGTCGTCCGCAATGTTATTTAATGCCTTTGGAAGTCCATAGGCCTTCATCTGTGCAAGCGTCACATATCCGTTGGTAATGACTGCCACGCCTTGTACAGTGGTTGTGCTGGTCGGTTCGTCAGTCAATCCGGTACAGGTATCGTTATCAATGTCAATGTTCAGCGTCGTATCGTTGGCAGCGTCAATGCGGCTAGTAAGCTGCACGTTTGCGCCACTTCCGCCTACCACAAACAAAGCCGAAACGTCCGTATCGGTAGCCAGGGCATATCTAATATCCTGTGCGACCTGCGCGGGTGTGTTCGTGATAAGCACAGCCACGGAGAACGACTTGGGACTGCTGGATAGAAGCGCGGAAGTAACGATAACTTTGGCGTTCCCGCTTCCAGTTATAGTTCCAACAACGGTCGCGACATTGACCTGGCACGTCATGCCTGCGCTCCCGTCTGTTGCAACGCTATCAAGGCTTTCTCACCGCCAGCGGCTTTTATAAGAGCATCGCACTCAGAAATATAACGTCTGTTTTCCATCATCTTTCCAGCCAGTTCACCATAGGCATAAATCTTATCCTGATTGTCTGCCATTGCATCGACCATTTCCTTGCCAATACGATTGGCTTCGTCTTGACTCTTGGTTTGACAGAATTGTTCGAACAGGGTCTTGACCTTACCAGTCGATTCCATCATAGAGGCCTCAGCCTGTTTGACCATCTGTTGATAAGCCTTGAAACTGTTCTCAAATTCTTGCCGTTGTATCATAATCTCACCTGTGTAACCATAAGGCCTTTCTGCGAGTAGCAAAGATTTAGATTGTGTCAGCACAGGCACTTTTAGCCCGGAGGCGACTCCGATCCAGAACAATATGCCCGGCTTCTGGCGTCCATATTCCGTATCGCTGTTCGCCTCGATACCATATAACTCAATACTCTTGTAGCCTTGATAAAGTGCCAGGGCAATGGCATACGCTACGGTACTGGTAAAGTTACTGACCTGTTCGCCCTTTTCGTTCTGCAATACCGGTAAAAGTTTTGAGATAATTTCATCTCTTGGATATTTCACAGATGCCGGAACATCCTTGTAAACTTCTTGCATATATATCGGGTAATCATGCGGTTTCTGTAACCAGGCATAGTGCCCGACGTGGTTCAAGTTCTTTGTATTGCGCCAGATGAACGGCGCGTGCATCTGTATAACCGCATCACAACGCTTTGCCCAATAATCCGGATGTTCGTCCCGCAGGCTTCCGCACTCGTTGAAGATAAAGTAATCTGCGTCGTTACGCTCCCACGGGATCAAGTGGCGGGTGATGGTATTGGTTCCAACGATTATGGCAGTATGTTTCATCTTCGGGAGGGCGGGAATTTCTCCCCGCCCTCTCTTTCTGTATGATTAACTTTCGCGCTTGACTACGAACAACTCACAAACTGGTACGACACCCGCACCGGTCAGTACGTTGTAGCCGCGGATATAAGGATACCCGGCGGACATGGCAAAGTTGACTTCCTGGACCTGAGCCGCATCCGAATCGGATTGGGACGTAAATGCAGCGTTGGTGATGTCAACAAAGTCGCTATCAACCGTGGTAGTGGATTGCTGTAGTTTATATACAACCGTCCAGGTATCCGTGTTGGTGGCGGCAATAGCCGTTGCAACCAGGGTAGCTTTCAGGGTGCGCCGACCCGGAGTTACAAAGTAATAGTCCAGGTTTGTTTCGGCGGAGGCACCACTTAATACAGCGGTGGAGTCAATCAGGATGGGAAAAATCTCTTGCATGGTATATCTCCTTTTCTTTTAGATTCTGCCTGGTTAGCTGGCTGCGATCTTCAAAGCCTTCATCCGCCAGTAGTGAACCAACTGCCCACCAACACGCTTGCGCATGTAGACGAGTACCTGGTCACGGGCTGCAAGTGTCTCACGGAATACTTCTACCGAGAGGCCGATGCGGTCAGCAATGTAGTAACCCTTCATATCGCCAAAGAGCAGCGGAAGAGCACTGGTTGCAATAGCAGGCATGAATTGATCTTTCACGACCGGGTAGCCTAACAGCGTAGGCGGCAGGCCACGAACGAAGTTCGCACCCCAGCCGGCGTCAGTCTGTTGCCAGAGAGGACGATGCTCGCCGTCTACCAATCCACGAATGGCGGTATAGACGGATTTCGCGCCGTAGAACTTGGCTGCATTCTCGTACTGCGGGGGCAGAGCGCCTTCGAGTCCAAGAATACCCTTGGTCGGTTCATCAAACGAATCACCTTCCCAGGTCATGTTGTCGGAGTCGCCACTGATGACATATCCACCAGCATAAACGTTTCCGGCTACAGTTCCAGTGGAACCATTGGCAATGCCAAAGGTCGGGTGATAGAGCATACCCTGAGGTTGTCCATCGCCAGTACCGTTCAGGAAAGCGTCATCTTCGCCCAGAGCGTAGGTTTCTGCGCCGATCTCGCTGATGTAGCCGAGCAGGTCAAAAGAGTTGTCTTCCAGTTGGTCACGCTGTAAGATGATTCCCAAGCGGGCCAAGTTGACAGGGATCTGAATCTGCCCAGCAACCGGGTTGGTTGTTTCAGACAAATCGGAGGTCTGTGCTTCAGATCCAGTCCAGGTCAGCCGTGCGCCGGTGGTGTACTTATCATCAGCGGTGTACGTGACTTTCGGGAAGATCATCCGGTCGGAGCCGGTGGTATAAGCAGAGGCATTCGGGCGAATGGCGGTAATGGTTGCGATCTTTTTGACAAGTTCGCTGCGGATGTCGGGGGGTACCCAGAAGCCGCCAGCAGTATCAAGGCCTTCGTTCATGACCTTCATGGCGCTGCCTTTGGAAGCATTGGCGTTCAGGAACTCAACATGCTTGGCGCTGTGGGAAATGACGGACATACGATCTTGGAACTGGCTATCATTGCGGGAGCGCAGATAGGCATTCATGGAGTCTTTGTAGAAGCCGGACTTCAGGATGCTTAACTTGGCTTCGCCCACGCCGTCCAGGGCGTACATCTCGCCATAGTCTTTCATGTCGGGATCATTGTGGGAAGAAACGCCGGGCATATCGCCCTCACCCGGAATGGCGACACGGCTGAAGGTCTGTGCAACGGTCGATCCTTGGGACTTCTCGCCCCAGCTTTTCTGCATTTCTGCAACGTCTTCCGCATCAATTTGCTCACGGATGGGCTGCATTTCGCCTACAAGTGACTTGAGGCTGGTTAGTTGCTCTTTGGTTGCTACGCCGTCGCCAATTTCCTTTTTCAGAGCATCGTAGGCTTCGACTTTCGCCTTCAGAGCAGATTTGAGTTTATCGCTCATGGTTTATCTCCTTGTAAATTAAATTGAATATCGAATACGCATCGCTTCCAGGTCCAGCAATTCCCGCTCCTGTTCGACAGAAGCATCCGGGATGACGAACCCAAGCGACTTTAGAAATTCGGGGCTTCGTTGTTTCATCTGTGGTTCACACGGCGCGGGCGTAAGTGCGCCACCAAACCACGGCCATCGTTTCAGCCAAACTCCCTTGCCCCGCGGTTCCCTCAAAATGTATTGGGGTGCGCTATCACTAGAATAGCCCAATACTTCTTCTTCAATAAACCTGTCTACAAACTTGCGATAGGTCTGGTCGGTATCAAGTACAGACACGGCCCAGCGCCCCCATTCATCATCCCCAAAGTCAACGGTCTTGCCTATGACTGGACTGGGGACAAGTTTATTAAACTTTGAATCTTGCCCGTGATCCCATGAAAGCGGGCGGGGAGACTTACCCATAGAACTATCGAAGAAGTCGGTTGATTTGGTAAAATACTCTGCCTCCAAGTCGGTCTTGTCAGGACTACCCCATAAAAAAGCGTAGTGCTTAATCTCGTTTCTTCCGACAAATTTAGCAGACACAAACTTCTCTGGAATAACAATTCCAAGAGATTTTACATAGGATAAATCAAGCGTCGGTTCAGTTGTACGAACTTTGGCGGGGACTTTCTTCATTGTCTCTACTTCAGCCTCTTCCGGTTGTGTGCCGGCAGATTCCATTTCGTCAATCTCGCCAGATATAAACGCATTTATGCTGCGCATGATAGCAGCCAACTTCGATATATTGTCCGGCTCTTCCTTCTCGGAAGAAATAAGACCTGCGATACTGGACATGGCTGCGCAAGCTTGGCAGATGTCCCAAGACTCTTGCACCGCGTAATCATCAGCGGTCATGCCAACATCCACCGCATCGTACATCCCTTTTAGCGCGCCTTTCTTGGTATCGCTCGAATGCGCGTTCAGGGCATTGCTGTATGCCGTGGCGTCGGCCTCGTTATCATACGGATTGGCATTCTTGACTTCGCCGGTATCGGCGTTCTCTACGTTCCATTGCTTGCCTTTCTTGACTGTATGGAATGGCATATTTCACCTCACACAACAAAAAAAGAGATTTGAAAAATCCTGGAAACAAATCCAGAACTTTACAAATCTCGTCTGATATCCACTCGTTTTATGGAGTGCAGAAATCCGAAAACCTGTAGTGCGTCGTCGCTATTTGATTGGCCTCATTCTACCACAATTTCTATTTCTGTGCGAGCCACGCGAGATACGCGTCAAACTGGTCGCTAAAATAACCCACAATGGAATCTGTCAACCCATCGACCGTATCTCTGATAGTCTGCCATCCGATAGCAGCCATAACACCGGATTGATCCGCGCCCTGCACTTCATCGGCGTAACTCGTGTTATTGCCGATAGTTCCTACCACGCCGCCCTGGTCGAATGACTGTACGTCAGTGGTCCAGGATGCACCCAATCTTTCTGAAGTCGCATTCAGCTTATAACCGGCAACGTCCGGTACTTTACCACCAGTGGGATAGATTCCTCTTCCGATAGACTTCCCATACTTTCCGCCTGCCATTGTGCCATGCGCCAGGACAGTCGTGGAACGCAATAACGGGCGCCACCAGCCCTTGCCTCTCTCATAATAGCCCATCGGCTTGCCATGTGAGTCTATTCTCCCCGGCGCGTTGGCGGCTGTTTCCGGCGGATATGTAGCCACCGCGTCATGGATTGCTGCTACGCTGTTATCCATCGCTTGCGTTGCGTATGGCAATACTTCTTGCGGGGATGCTTGCAATTCCGCTAAGAAGTCAGTCAGGCTGGAATAATCTAGATATATGGTATCGTCTGCCATAGTTGTATTATACACCTATAAATAAAAAGAGCCCCGCGGCCGCGAGGTTCTTCTTTCTGTGCTTGCAGTGCTGCGCTAATTCGGCGTGGGATCAACTCTGCCTGTCCACTAGTGCTTTCTGCTTGTAAGTACATCATAGCACAATACCGTCCCCATGCGCTTAACAGTTTCGTAAGGTCGCTAAACGTGGTCTTTTCCTTCCAATGCTCCGCCACAATTCACGCAGAATCGCCTCCCGTGGTACATTCTCTGGATATCCTTCATCGGCAATCCGCAGTTCGGACAGACTTCGACAGATATTTCTTTTTCATGCACCCATTTTATAACAGCCTGGTCATAGATATACTGCCACAATTGCACGTCAGGATTATCGAAATAATTTAACGGGATAATTATAAACTGGCAGGTATGACCACGCTTCCACACGTGCGCAGCAACCTTTCCAGGACCGGCTTCCCGAAAGTCGAACTTTACCCGGTCAAACATACCCTGCTCGAATTCGATCATGCTCTTACTTTCCACTCTTCATGTATCCTGGTAATGCTTGGATCGATCACATTACCGATATGAATTGCCGTTCTGCGCTGCGTCGTAAGCTGTAACAATCCGGCGTCATCAATCGGAATGTTGAATAGATATTTATTGTCAAGAAGTACCGGTAGCCTTTTCACGAATGGCGCAATTGTATCTCGATACGCCAGGAACTGCATGTGGTGCCCATGCGCGTACGCAAACACGCCGTGATATTCTATCTCAAAGTCCAATAGTTTCTGCCACCTCGGGTCAGAGGTGTACCGCTTATAATCCCTACCGACCGATATACAGAAATCCTTCTCCCATTCCTTCGGTACAAGATGCCCGAACTTGACCCTACACTCTTTGTTACCCATGGCCCAATCAATCGTATGTTGAACCCCGGCCCTGAATGCGGTATGCTGGGGAGTGCCAGATACCAATCCTACATTCGGGAGCACGGTCAATAATTCAAGTTGATAATGCAGCCAATCCGGGGAGAATAGAACATCATCATCCGTGACACAAATTATCGGCGCACTGGCCATTTCAACCAGCGCGTGCCTGGCGTTGTGCGCCCCGATGTTGACGGACTGGGTAAAGACGGTCGGCTTGTAACTCCCCAGCATGGCCCGGAAGTCCTGCGTGCTTTCGTTATCCCAGACAAGTAACTCGTAACTTAGGTCTTTTACCCCCGCCAGCATCGAATCTAGACATAAACGCACAACGTCCATACGATCCTTATGATACGGGGCGGTCGTATAATGCGTAACTACACACAGGGATAAGTCTGGCCTATGGGGTACTGCGACGTTGTTCTTATATGGATTATTACCGAGGCGCATTACAGGCTTTCATCGAATGAAAACAAATATGCACCAGATAAGTCCTAGAAACAGAACCATCAGGAACACAGTCAAAGCAAACATACGTTTCATATCGTATTTTCTTTCTCTGGCACGTTTCCGAATACCAGCGTTATCTTCGTATTGGTTGGTTCAAGTATTTTTCCACAAAATGGGCAAAACTTCCATATCAAACCCGTATATTCGTATTGATATGCCTTTGCCAGATTCAACGCCTTGTCTATTTGTGGATAGCTTTCCTGCCAGGCTTGACAATTACATCGCATTCCAACCCAATTCCTTGAGAATATCATCTTCGGTTGCGCCGTGTCGCATCTTGTATTCAGTAACGTTGGCGTGATATGAATGGGCGTCTGAGTAATCATCGCCCTTATCACGCATGTCCCAATCTTCGACGGTTTCATGCGCCAAGTTCTTTTTGTATTCTTTCACGTTATCAACATCCAACCAGTATTCACCGTCTGGTATCCAGGGATAGCGTTCATGGTTACCGCCTGAAGTCCAATCCTGCCATACGTTTGTACGCACAGCATCACCGTCTACCAAATAGGCAATCATGGGAGACTTGTTTTCATCGGTTCCAGTCAAAAATTCAGACACACGCGGATTGTTGTCTTTCAGCCACGTTGCGTCGGCCTTCTTGGGATCTGGGTTTATCTGGGACGGCAGTTTACTCTTATCATCTGGGTTCATCCAGAACCCACCGCCCGCATCTGTACCTTCGGCCATGACTTTGATATGCTTCTCAGAAACAACGGGGGTCAGCCAGCATCTACAATTTACATGCCCCGGCGGATCGGTAATGCCGTCATCGAACTCATCCCCAATAGTTCTGACTTCGCCGTTAAGTGGCTCGCAAATATCGCATACCAATTCATCGTTATTAGTTTGCCACCGCATCTGCGTAATGCCCATCTGAGAATACTGAGCAATCTCCCCCTGTGCGAAAGCACGAGTCGTCTCGGTAGTTGCTATCATGGAAGCTCTGTCCGCCCCCATCAGACCGGTATCCATAAGAGACTGGAATAGATCCCCCATCGTCGCGCCATCTGTGTTTATCCAATCTTCGACTATCGGCCCGACCCCATCCTGCGTGGTAGTGTTTAGCTGTTGCAACAATGTATCCGTGTAAGTCGCAGCCCAATCAGCCGCGGCCTGGTTCGCCATGCTGGAATCGAAGGCAATGCCAGCCTTTTCGGCTGCAATGTGCATCCCTGAATACGCCATACGGGTAAGTTGCGGACCAAGAATAGCAAGCAACGTGGTATCTTCCCCGGTCCAGAATGATAACGGGATATCTTTCGATGACTTACGCTTCTCTGCGTAAGCCGCGATACGATCTTGCAGGCCGGTAAAGTAGCCTGTCAGTGCAGTTGCCAGATGCTGTTCGGCCGCCAATTTAACGTGTGCGTGTGGATCCGGTAAATACTTCGTGCGTGCCTTGGCTGCATCCAGACGCGTGACAAGCTCTGGCGGGATGGGCATGTCATTAGCATCGCACCAGGCCTTTAGATATTCGGCGGTATTCAGTATCGCCCCGCGTAGATTAGCTTTCGACTGCATCTAACGCACGCTCCAATAGCTTAATCACCTTTGACGCTTCGACCGACTTTATAAGTTCCGCCTGTCGTTCTGGGGATACATATTTGAACTCATAGCCTTCGATCTCGTCTTCCTTGCCTTCCTTCACGCGTCGCTTGGCGAAGGCGATAAATTTCTTGCTTTCCGCATCTGCGGCGGCTTGCTCTGCTTTCGTCTGGTACTGAGGCGCTTCAACGCCCTTTGGCTTGGGCTTTGCTTGCGGCTGAGGTTGTCCTGGCTGCTGTCCCGTGACTGCCTGTTCCGGGATGCCTTCGGAGTTGACTTCCTGCTGAGGGCGTAGTGTCACAGCCTCGTAGAACGCCTTGCCTTCATCGCCACCAATCGGCTTCCAGCCGGCTTCCTCACGCGCTTCGTCAAGCATAGCGACGCGCTTCTCGTAAGCAGTAACAGCCCGAGTAACTTTGGAGGTACGATCCTCTTGAAGTGCTTTAACCTTGGATACGTCGAAGTCACAGGTAAACGCCTTGTAATCCTTCTCAAAATCGGGTAACAACTGCCCCCACAATTGTGAAGACAGTAAATTCCATTCCTTGCTAATCGGCCCTTCGTAAAAGCCCTTGCGGGAGTCGGCATAGTTCGAATAAGTGCTTCGGTCCATCCCGATCTTCGCACCTACTAACATAGCTGGCACTCGGTAGCCCATGCACAGTCTGGCTTCGTTGCGTGCGTCCAGTTCCGGGAACACCATCTCTCGGAATGATGTTGCAGTAGGTGAATAGGTAACGCCCTTACCGATCACAGCAATGTCCCCGGCGTTTTCTCCCCCACCGTGATACTGACGCCAACGCGCTCTGATTCTCTGCGCTTCCACGTCATCCAGGAACTGCTCAGTTGACAAGACTCCGCCCATGAATGCCCCGTTCTTGATAAACGTGTTTACGATATTCGTGATGTTCTTGTCAAGTCCTATAATCTCAGCCAATGCCATCGTTGGGCTGAATCCTTTCAGCAACGGCCACAGTGGGTCAAAGTATTCAAAGATCACCACGTTCTCAATCGGGATGTCAACATACGGTAGTCCATAGGGCTGATAACGCACCGCCCGGACCGGCTGCTGTTCACCACGCAGACGCGAGCACCAATCGGGGCGCATGGGCCACAAGCCGATTACCCGCCCTAGATTGTCCCGTTCCTTTTCCCAGAACGCCGCACCTGCGATAAGACAGTAAAGCTCACTTATCCACCAGAACATCGTTTCATTGACGCGCGGGCATGGGTTGTGAATAACATCCAGCATCTTATGATCTTCAATCGCTTTTGGCTTCCCGTCTTTGTCGGCTTGATACACCATCACCGGCGCTTCGGATACCGCATCGCTACGAACAGTCATACACGCGTAAGCGACTTCATTCGACCTGTACCCAAGTTGGGCCAAATAATAAGGCGAGGGCGACACATACTGCGGCGACTGAACTTCCGACAATGGGTAAAAGCTGGAATAAGCAGTTCTGCCATCGTATCCCATTGACTGCCCGGCATAGGATACCGCTTGCCCGGCTATCTGTTGACTCTGCTTGATCAAATCATCTAAATATGACATGGAACACTTCCTTTAGCCATTCGCTGAATGTGCGTTTCTTTGGCTCGACAATTATCTCAGCATTCTTAATCTTATCTTCAACCGCCCTGGAAGCAACGCTATCATCAATATATCGTACTTGTCCACGCAATAACTTTGCCAGGCTGCGCGCTTCTTTCTTCGCCTCAAACGCACAGGCAGAAGATGATCCGTCTGGCTTATTGGCCTGCAACCATCCCTCGCCTGGAAGCCATACACCGTATAACGTCGGTAATTTGTTCGGAGGACTGTGATGATACACGTGAATATTCATTAACTCCCTTTCAAATGAAAATCTGGCTTGGCATGGATTGATTGGCTAACGCCCTGGCAATAACCGTATCGTCGTGTCCTTCCCCCTCAGCCGCCAATCGCCATAGTCCATTACTGGTTTGTGTGGCAACAAACGTATTCATCTCATGTCTACCCACGGGATCGTCTAAAAGTTTGTATCCTCCCGCATGAATAGACTCGTTGAAGTCTGACATTATTTCCGCCTTGCTTTGGTTGGTTGTCTCAAATGGCTGTATGGTCATCCCATCGTTTTGCATCTGTTCGATATTGACCTCGCCGATACTGTTGCGCTCTGCGAGTAAGTTATTCAGTTTCCACTTATTATATACCAATTTCACCTGCTTGCGTATCTCCGCCCACGGTAGTTTATTCCATCTTGACAATTCTACTTCGACATTGGTGGTAACATCCTTGACGCTTATTGCCGTAAAGTCATTCGCCTGTCCAAAATCCAGGCCGGCAGAGTATTTATGCCCTTCCTGCCAAACTGCATTAGCCGGGGCGGTGAATGCCCCGGTCATATCCCCAAAGTAAGAATTACCGGAAGTCAGGAAGCAGGTTACGGGATCTTCCGGGTATTCCTGGATGAACAGCCGTCCCAATTCTTTCTGCTTCTCGCGCCGCCAACGGATCTGGGGTTCAATCAGTTTATGCTTTGCAATCAGGTTCGTTTCTTCTTCTGTGAATTGCAGCGGAATATCGCTTTCGATCTGGTAAGAAGCATCCCACCACCACGGATAGAACCATAAATGCCAGATGCCGCGCCCATCCATGCAGTATTCGTAGAATGTCCCTTGGGCACCATTGGGCGTGCTTTCCAAAACAATATCCGGATTACCGCCCTGCATTGCGCCGGCTAATATCTTTTCAGCGTCCGGCCAGAACGCAACTTCGGACCCGTGAAAGTCTGTCAGCGTGGCTCCCCGCCCAACGTCCTGGCTGCCAGCCTTGGCAATAATAGCTTCACTGTTTAGTTCTGGGTAAGTCGTTAACCCGGCATTGGCATATTTACGCTCTGGTTGAATATCATTGAAGCGGCAGTTCTCATAATATCGATCTGCCATTCGCCTTAGAAGCCCGGTAGTAGTGTCGTCGTGCGCTAATGTGATGGTCGAACGGGTAGAAGTAACAGTCCTACGAAACATCTCACCCTGAATGTAACTGGACATCCCCAATTGCCGAGCCTTAAGAATTAAATCTCTGCCAGTTCTGTGGGCGTTGAAATCTATTTGAGTGCGATTCCATTGGAATGGAACGAGAGCCTTTTTTTTGTCCAATATCTTCAAAAAGGTGGATGCAAACAGACGCGGGTCACTTGCTATCTTGTGTGGGCTTATCGTCATCTTCCGTCCCTATGAACTGCACCCAGGTTATCTTCTCCCCGCCGCTGGTCACGTCCACTTTGTTTGGGAACAAATTCAAGTGTCTGCCGATCTTCTCGCCGGCAGCCTGCGCATCGTAAAGTTCTATTTCAAGCTCATGCACTTCCCGGTCTTCTTCGCTTTCCTTTTTCGATAGGAAGATGGTTGTTTTCTGCTTGACCTTCTTTATAAGTTTAGTCAGACCACGCTTCTTGGCTTCCTGTAAATCCAGATTGAAGCCCATCCCGGAAACGTCGAGAAATTCGCCCATGTCGCCGCGGGCATGGTCTGCAAACAACTTCAACACTTCATCCTCCCCCATATGCATTTCTTTCAGGCGTCTTTCGTATTCTGCAATAATGATAGCGTTTGATAGCAGTTTCGATGAATTTACCTGCGAAGATTTGACAGAAGCGTGAGGATATACGCGTTTATATGCCTTAGTTGCATTGAAACAACGTAGATATTCGTCTAAAAACGCGCTGTGTTTCTTTGATAGGGGCTTTGCCATGGCGATATTATACCCTATTTTCAGCAACTGAATTTTAAAATATATTCGTTTGATACTCTTATCTGATTCTAAGGTTTCTCCCCGTGGGCGTGCTATTGTGATAGTAAGACATATTCAACTAGACAAAAGGAGATAAGCAAATGACACAAAATTTGACCAACGTTTGCACGATGCTTCACGTAGCCGGTTTTGAGGCTTTTGTCAACGCGGACGAAATCAGCATTTTCACCAATTGCTCGACACCAGACTTTACATTCCCGGATGGCTCCATCGAAAAGACCGGACTACGGGTTGTCCCTTCTGTGTATCCAGGAACCCAGATAGTAGAACCTGGTTGGTATAACATGGTGCCACAATGAAAGCCCATCCAGAGCGCGTTATCCCACAATTGGCCGACGCGGCTATCTCTACTGGTAAAGACCGTAATGCACTGTTTTCTGAATACATAATTGCGCATTACCGCTCAACTGGAAAATTAGCACCTGGCTGCGACGCCAAAGATTTTTATGCCTACATGGATAGCAGACACGTACGCGGCGGCGAATGGGAATTGACAAACGAAGTTTCCCAAAAAATGCCGTGAAGATAGACATATCCGAATTAGACAAGAGGAGATTAGCTATGGCAACAAAAATCGTAAGCACAAATGTAAAGATTCAAGATATCAATATCCCGTTCATGGCGTTACTTGGCCTGATATTCAAAGTTTGGTTCGCTTGGGCGCTGGTTACGCTGATGATATTCATACCGATCTTTCTCGTCTGGCTGCTCTTCAGTGGCGTGCCGCTATAAGAGGCTTATCATGGATAAAAAATGGTATTACGTCTGGAAACCGGGCAGTTTAGCATATCAATGCCAACTCACCGATAAAGAAGCCGATGAATACAGGAAGAATGGATTCTATGTCTCCCCGGTGTGATCATATCGTCACCGTCGGCGACATGGTAAACAGGATCCTGGACCTGGAACAAGCGCTCCAGGATGTTATGGATCTAATCCATGAATTGTCGGGGCCAGACTCCGATAAATCAGAAGTCGTGCAGCGCGCCCGGAAAGTCTATAATCAGAAAGTAGGCGATAAATGGAAAGATTAATGACTTTATCAGATGGACGGGAAGTAATCGTAAGTGCTTCAATTCACCGACGCGAGCCAGATGTGGGATTAATGACCGAGTGGTTGGATGATCTGGTAATTACAGACGCGGAAACAGAATCGGAAGTTGAAGTAGACAAGCAGGAAGAACAACGGATCGTTGATAAATTCTTGGAAACGGACTGGAGATAAGTGGATGGAGAAATATGGCGTACACGCCGAGGAGAAGCCATGAAACCGCCCTCTTTCACCGATATTCTACTTTTCTGCTTGCTGGTCGTCGTTGTTATCGCCTGCGTGATCGTCGGATTGTGCTTATAAAACCGTCCATTAGACGGAATTAATCAAAGAAAGGAAGAATGAAATGCCTAAACTTGTTTGCACGACTTGCCAAACCGAATTGAAACCATCACATAACGGCACGCTGGTTATTGAAATGGCCTCTTTCGGCCCCTACAAAGTATGGTATGCAGACTGCTGGAAATGTCCCGGATGTGGATATGAGGTATCGGCGGGTTTTGCTGAGCAGCCACTGCGCCAAGATCATTATGCAGCGGACTTCCCAGAATGGCTGGAAACCACAAAAGCGCATAACGATCACATAGTCTATGATTTTGAAGAACCGCAAACCTAATTACCATTTCCCCACGCCAATAACTGAGTAATCCAATCTCTTAGAACGCCCAGGGCCGCCTTACAAGCGGCCCTTAGGTTATCTGGCAATCCAATCGTTTCAGAATCATCCCACAATCGCTGGATGTCTTTATCCACTCTGTTTACCAACTTGAGATAAGACTTCTTGGCGTCTGCACAATGAGCCGTAGAAATTTCCATACTCATATCGCGTACACTCGCGCCGATCTCTTGTGCCCAGCCCAACCAGGTTATGCAATCTTCTTCCGTTAGGTTGAATTTATCCTTCAGGTGGGAAAGTGTGGCATAGTGCGATACGCTGAGAGAATCCGATACGTGTAGTAAATTCTTGAGATTCCATGCGTCTCTAAGTCCATAGATCGAGTCGGTTGATTTTCGTAACCGACTGCACAGCCCAGCAGTAAGACCGCGCGAATAGGCGGGAAGCTCAGAATATGCTTCACTAACCGCCTGCGCCAGTTGCCATTTTGACGCTTCGGCTTTATCGGACAATAAGCCAATTTCACTAATAATTTGTTGCAGGGCTTCGTCACTCATCCATCAGCCTTTCTTGAATGTCGGTCGGTTACGGCCGATACCGACTGGTGAATTTTTGTCACCATTTCGCCGATGTCGGTAATATGGTCACTCTTCTACGCTATCCAGGAAGTCGGCCAACGCCGCCGCTTCTTCCACCGTCTGAATAATATGGTACGCCTGCCCGAGCCGCTCCACTTGTATCTTCAATAGCGCCTCCTGGTGTGTCAGTTCCCACGCATACGCGTTATTCTTGACCTCCACAATATGAATGCCGTTCTTGGCGATCACCAGCAGATCGCAGCCCTGGCCGGGCTGCATCGGTATAACAATGCACCCGACGCGCCGGAATAGCTCCACAATGGCCGGTTCGTTTAAATCTCTGCGGTTGGAATAACTCGGGCGGGGCATGTCTCTATTCTATCACAAAACTGGTATCGGTATACCCTTGACACAGGCGGGATAGCTGGTATACTTTGACCAAATTTATACCAATCGAAGAAAGGATAACCCATGTCTGACCCAACAACGAAAATCCGCAAGTCTGATTTGCCAAGACTAAAAGCCTATGCAGACGCGCATGGTATAAAAAACCGCGTCGAGGCTATTACCCGCTTACTCGACTTGGCCGAAGCGTTCCCGAATATTGGAACACTCCCCCGCCCGGAAGATGCACAGGTTGTACCAGTTATCGAGGTGACGAAATGAATATCTTCGATCTTGTGATGCTCTGCATTTACTCTTTTGGGTTGGGATGGATTATGAATGACCTGACCAAAATCCCCACGTTATATGTCGCCGTCGCGTGTCTGGTGGTTGGAATGGCAATACTGGTAATGAAGAATAAGAAAGGAAAGAAATGACACTATACAAGTCTCTCCGATCAGATAACAAAAGCCCGATTACTAATTTTGACTATACACCCTATCTTTCCAAGAACGGAAGGCCGGGCAAGTG